ACAGGTAAACTGTAGTGTCATCCTAGACCCCGTATGGTCCTGGATGGCACGTAAAAGAAAATTCTTACGATCCATCCCTTCAAGATGTTACTGGTTAGCATACCGGACTCTTAATCCGAGAAGTCTGAGTTCGAATCTCAGTGGAGGGACCATATGGGGGTATAATTCAAAGGCTAGAATAGCCGGCTTTTAACCGGTCTATCAGGGTTCGAGTCCCTGTGCCCCTACCATATAAAAACACATTACGAACGGTATCGCTTTTAGCAAAGCCCGTGCCAAAGTAGTCAGTCTAGGATAGTGTGTTTCTATATGGTAAAAACAGGAGTAATTAACCTGTCCATGTTCGGAAGTCATGACTCCGAAGAATCCGTGTTCTTCTAAGTGGTAAGAAAGGCCCATTATGGGGCCGAATGTAGGTTTCGACGCCCTACACACAATGGATTCCATATTGAAACACATTCATCATTGGTAGTTGGCCTTGAGAGGTTGGTAGCCTGGACCACACTACGAAGCAGCCTAACCAGCGCGGTGAAAAGGATCTTGATTCCGAGAGTGTGTTTCAATATGTATTATGGTAACGTAGCATTAAGGCAATGCGCCACCTTCATACGGTGTCAAAAGTGAGTTCGATTCTCACCGTTACCACCAAATTTATTCCATCTTAGTATTCTCGGTGAGTGCCCCTGGCTGTTAACCAGGTGAGGTTGGTTCGAATCCAACAGATGGAGCCAGTATTTCGGTCCTTGGTGAAATGGATATCATCTCTGTCTTCGAAACAGAGGGTGGGAGTTCGATCCTCTCAGGACCGGCCAAGTTTTGTCATAGTGTAATGAGAATGCACGGGAGCGCCATTATAAAATCCTTCGGGTGATGGAACAAGCTTCAAGTGTGGTAAGAACCCACAACGACATACAAGTTTCGAGATAGACGTAGAAGTTGAGTCCCCAATGCGCTAGGGCCCTGTTCTTGTGCCTGACACACCAGTAGCAACATTGGGTAGCATAAACTCCTTCATACGAGACAAGCCAATGAGTCCTTGAGAAAGATAGTTGGTCTCTTGAAAACCTATTGTACGTTAGTAGGACTGTAAAGTTGACAAACAGCAGTAAGTAATTTACTATGGCACTACCACCTGTAAACTTACCTTTGCCTGCACCATCCAATAGGATCACAGAATATCAAGTTGATGTGACCAGTAGCAGTAACTTAGGTTCTATTAATCACAGAATACTAATCACCAGAGTTGGCCCAATTAATCCGCCTCAAACATTTGAAATGTTATTAACAGATGAGCAGTGGGCAGTTTGGCGTCAGTTGTTTAACCCATATTAAATTTTATTTGGCTGTAGCCTATTACTTTTAGTCTATAAGTATGGTATAGGAGAATAGCATGGAATACAATATGCAGGTCATTGACAAAGCAGTTTCTGAGGAATTGCAAAAAAGAGTGTACACTTATCTTTTAAACTCTAGATGGTGTACTGCCTGGAAGCCAGTTGGTAAAGTAAGTTATGTAAATTATACACCAGCAATAGATTCTGAAGTGGCTTATTTCCGAGCAATGGCTCGACCAAACTTTGCAACTTTTCAGCATCGAGCAGGCTTTGCAAGTGACGAAGAAAGTTTAAAAGCTCATCCCGTATTATTTGAATTATGGAATGTGATCAATTCTGCCTTGGGCAATCAGTTTGAATTGACTGGTCACCCAGAGGAAATTCCTTCTGATCCAAATGACCCAACTTGGGAACCACCACAACCAGTAGATACCAATTTGTCAGCAGGCTGGCGAGTATATGCAAACGGTCAAACAGACGAAACACAAAAGCGAACACATGGTGTTCACAGAGACAGCCCATTTGTAAATGACAATAAATTTTGGACAATATTATTTTGTGCCAATCCTGAATGGTACCCAACCTGGTTAGGTGATTGTGTTTACTACCCAGATGATGTTGCAGGGGTTACCGGTGATCGCCAGCAGTACCAAAATATGAATGGTGGGCATAATCAAAATAGAAATTTCCCAGTAGGATGGGCTAATAAAATTGTAAGCCCAGTGCCAGGCCGCATTATTGCGTATGATGGTCGTACATTACATACCACACACCCAACTGCCGCTTGGTGCCCAGTTCAGCGCCGCGTCGTTGCATTTAGAGTTAGTAAAAAACAAACAACTTAACAGGAGGCTATTATGCCATGGATTGAAAACGTAGCAGCCGCAGACATCCCAACTCGCTTCCACCACGAAGCTGGTCCTAACTCAATGCTGATCAGCATTGTTGACCCTGCTAGTTGGAGACCCGAGGCTGCGCATGAATTCAAGGAGCGTCACAACTTTGAGTTCTTGGATATTGAAAAGAATGACTTTGCTCTAGACGAAGCTATGCGATGCAGTCAAGAGCAAGCTGACGAATTGGTTCGCTTGCTGAAGCATGCATTGGAAAATAAGATGAACGTTGTGGTTCATTGTTTTGCGGGCATTTGTCGTAGTGGCGCAGTTTGTGAAGTTGGTGTTATGATGGGATTTGAAGACACTGGTCGTTTCCGCAGTCCCAATTTACTGGTCAAGCATCGCATGATGAAGGCCCTGGGCTGGACCTATGATGAGGATGAAAAGCCCAACATTGACGACTGGCGCACGTTTAAAAGTGTAGATTAGTCACTTGACAGCCGAGTAGTTGTGTGTTATACTATGCGTACCATATAACGAAAGGCATCAAATGAGTGGCAAAGCAAAATCGGTTTATTTGACAATTACCAAAAAAGGTCAGTATAAAACTGAATTTAAAAAAGTATTTTTTGATGCTAAGGCATACAACGAGTATGTCAAGTCAGACGAGTTCAAAGCCAAATGGCCTGCTACTGAATTTGATATTGTGAAAGAAGTTTACTAATGGAAATTTCAAGGGCCGAGCAAAGCATTATCAAGTATAATGCTGAGCAGTATCGACTACAGCAAATAAGAGTAGAAGATAATCGCGCCCGAGATTATGCCAAGGTCGTTGAAAGACGCAATCGAGAACGTGAAATTGCAGAACGAGTATCAAGGAATATTCGTTTAGATTTAGATAAGGGTAGAAATATTGACATAGAATGTTAAAGGAATAAATGTATAAGATAATAGGAAAAGAAGAAGAATTTAAAGTCCTAACATTGGCAGAAGCAATGAATGTTGCCAAGTCCCTAAACGAGTTTGTGACTATCCGTGGTCCCAACTTTGAAATTGTGGGAATGTTTGGAGTAGATAGCATAGTAGACGGGTTATGCCCCGATGGTGTTAAATACGATTGGAACAAGGCCAGCAGAATTGGTCGTGTTAAAAAGGAGCGTGTATGAAACGTGTAATTGAAGTCCGTGCCGCAGAAGGCGGAGAAGACTCAAAACTATTTGTAAAAGATTTGGCGCAAGCCTACATTAAATTTGCTCAAAGCAAAGGCTGAGCTACCCGCCTGATAAATGAATATCTTGGCGAAGTTCATATCTTAGTCGAGGGTACTGATTTATCTGGCTTGTACAATGAATCGGGAGGACACAGAATACAACGGGTTCCTCCCACAGAGCGCAAGGGCAGAGTGCATACCAGCACAGTCACAGTGGCTATCACTGACCCAGCAGAAGTTACCACAGTCGTAAAAGAAAGCGATTTACGCATTGAATGGTACTCGGGAACAGGTGCAGGTGGACAACACCGAAACAAGCACCAAAACTCATGCCGCATCACACATATACCCACTGGCACAGTAGCAACAGCACAATGTCGCAGTAGGCAAAATAGCCAGGATCAAGCCATGGGTACTATCCATAAAGTGGTTGACAATCTGGCAAAGAGCCAGTATAATAATGTCATAGCAAGTAACAGACGAGAACAAGTTGGTTCTGGTATGCGAGGAGACAAAATTCGCACCTATCGATTTCAAGATGATAGAGTCCAAGACCATGTAACAAATAAAGTAGCCAGCACCAAACGAGTGCTCAGCGGCAATTTTGATTTGCTGTGGTAAACAAAGGAATTGAAATGAAAACATGGATCACAAGTGACTTGCACTTTGGGCACAAGAACATTATGAGTTTTTGCCCAGAAACGCGAGCACGATTTAACAATGACGTTGACTATATGAACAACGCCATGGTAGAAGAATGGAACGCCCGGGTGCAACCAGAAGACACAGTTTACATCTTGGGTGATGTGGCATTTATGTCAGGCAGTGTAGCAGGTCGAACAATGCAACGTTTGAACGGCGACAAGATCTTGATTGAAGGCAATCACGATCGCAAGACATTGCAGGACGCAACGTTCCGTAGAGCGTTCAAGGAAGTTCACAAGTATTTGGATATTAACTATGACGGACACAAGTGCGTTATGTTTCACTATCCAATTGCCGAGTGGGATCAAATGCATCGTGGAGCATTGCACTTTCATGGTCACTTGCACGGTGGTATAAGTGGATTGGAGAAGTATCGTGCGTTAGACGTAGGTATGGACTCAACTGGAGAAATTGTAATCTCTATGGAACGTGCTATCAATCGAATCAAAGACAACGAAATTAAGGGTCATCATGTTTAAAGATGAATTGAAGGAGTATGTAGCTTCGTCTAACCTGGTTAACATGCGGGAATGTGGCGACGGTATCTACGTACTCAAATATAAGAAGCGTGTGTTCTATGACAACCTATGGAACGAATACATTGCCGAATGTCGCGGATCAATTGTGGATGCTGACTTTAATCTAATTACATATCCATTCACAAAGATCTACAACTATGGTATTGAAAAGGAAGCACCAGTGCTGGCCGCAGATACCAAAGTTACAGCATTCCGCAAGGTCAACGGCTTTATGGTTGCTTGCTCTTGGCACAATGGAGATGTATTAGTGTCTACCACTGGTAGCACAGACAGCCCTTATGTTGCAATGGCCCGAGAAATGATGCTAACGCACATGTCCTGGGCAGACTGGCAGTTGGGGTTTACCAAGTCAGACATGGATGGTATGACTGTGATGTTTGAATGTGTTCATCCCGACGACCCACACATCATTCCAGAAGTGCCAGGTATGTATGTACTAGGCTATCGTGAAAACGAGTTTGGCTCCAAGGTTGGACACGACAAAGATACACTGTGGCTCCTGGGCAAAGTGTTTAACTGTCATGTTCCAGAAGCAGTAGAAACTACTGTGGGCAACCTGGTACAAGCAACTAAGAACGTCAAGCACGAAGGTTATGTGTTCTATACAGCAGACGGTGTAAGTGCCAAGATCAAAAGTCCTTACTACTTGACTTCAAAGTGGGTAGCTCGCAATCCTCGTACAGACAAGTTAGTGGACTTGAACAAAGATATCAAGCACAATCTAGACGAAGAATACTACCCACTGGTGGATGCTATTCGTGCTAACATTGCAGAGTACACTGCCTTGGACGAGCAAGCACGTCTGGCTTGGGTACGCAACTACATGGAGACTGTATGAAAGATGAAAGTCATTTACCAGTAAGTGAGCAAAGCCTAGTCTTTCGTTTGCGTAAGCGAGCAGAGATTAGGCGTCAGATTCAAGGGCGCAAGAGTGTAGAAGAAGGCAAACCTGATCGTATTGCGGACCTGTTAGAAGAAGCTGCCAATGAGATTGAACGTTTAATGAGATAATTGATGCGGCGCTAATAGCGCAACCATCATCTCATAGGGAATCATCTTGGGTGTTTCGCCTTTAATGGCCAGGGTCATTGATACACAGTATCTTGAATCGTTTGCAGTCGTTATGTTGTGTGGAATGCCAGTCTGGGCAATGTTATATCCCTTTAGGTTACTGCTACCAACTAGTGTGACCTCATTGGGCTGAAAACTGGTAAATTTGTTTCTACCGGTAGGCACATAGGGTTTATGTACAATGGGTTGGTACCAATGCATCTGACTATCTTCTCCGCCACCAATGTAATTTATCTTGGCCATGTTGTTGGGAATCATATACGCATCAGGCTCACCATCAATATGAATCATACTGGTGCGGTTAGCAGGAGTGCAAAACAGCTCAGCGAAACGTATGCATAAGTTACATTGGTCCAATAATTCAACTAATTCGGGCCTGATATGCTTGGATACATTTAGTGCTAGACGAAACTGTCTGTCCGGATTTATTGACTTGTGGTAGTTCATTAGATCAAGACCAGACTGACCAAACGGTTCCGGCAAAATATCAAGTGCAGTATAGTAGGTCATGTCAATATTTATAAAATTGTTGTTGACAGCAAGTGATAACTATGTTATAATACATACATAGCAAAGAACAAAGGAGCGTTGGCCGACCGGTTAAGGCAACAGAATACCATTAACAGATGCGTCATCTGCTAAATAAACACAGCAGGAGACAAGTATGAATGTTAATGAAAAGGGTAATCTGGGACTTATAAAAGTTATAGGCGATCTGTACTTAAAGGGGTTTACCGCATTTACTCCGTTTGATGATTACAATCCGGTTGATTGTATTGCATTAGACAGCGATGGAAAAGCGTTTAGACTTCAGATAAAATACAGATCTCCGGGCAGAGGCGACAAATATGAAATATCAGCATCTTCGATGGTAAACGGAAAAGGTGTTGCTATTAATCGTGATCTAATCGATTGTTGGGCAGTTTATTTGTCTGACATAGATAGAGTAGTTTACATGCCTATTACTATAATGGACGGTAAAAAAGTTCATTATATTACTAGGCAGCAGGTAGAAGAATTAAGTTCTATACCTTGTTAGATTTTTTGGAACGGTCCCATAATGGTATTGGAGCGGATTGCTAATCCGTCGAGTGGTGAAAGCCGCTTTCTGAGTTCGAGTCTCAGTCGTTCCGCCAATTTTTTAGTTAATTTTACAACCAGAAAGACTATGATGATTAAGCCAGGAAAAACATTTAAGTTGAGCAAGCAAACAAAACGTTTGATGTGTTCTATTGTAGACGCACATGCTCGTAATGCGTTCAAACATGCCATGATTCAAGCCGAGCTTGCAGCCGCTGTGATCATCAAACGCGAGCCACGTGAAGCTCGTAAGTAATTGTCTTTTCTGGCGTTAGTACAATGGATAGTACAGCGAGCTTCTACCTCGCGAATGTGGGTTCGATTCCTGCACGCCGGACCATTAGTATTAGCACTTGCACTACCTGTCGGTGCTAAAACAAAACCTGTCGCACCGCCTGCTCCTGAAGCACGAGCGGTGCTTCTTTTTGACCAAAAAACCAAGACTGTCGTAGAGGGAATTAACATTCACGAACGCTTGCCTATTGCCAGCGTTTCAAAGTTAGTTACTGCATACGTGGTATTAGAAAGTCATGCTGACCTAGATGAAAAGGTAAAGGTTCTGCCATCTCCAATTGAGCACAGCAAAATACTTCGTGTTGGTTCAATGGTCACTCGCCGCGAATTATTATACATGGCATTGATTGCTAGTGATAATTTGGCCGCACGAACACTAGCAACTGCCCACCCAGGCGGATACGAGAACTTTATTGCTACTATGAATGCTACTGTAAAGTTATTGGGTATGGAGAATACTGGATTCGCCGATGCATCAGGTCTAAGCGTATTCAATACCAGCACGGCATGGGACCTGCATATCCTAAACACAGCTATTGTCAAATACAGTATCTTCAATGACACGGCAATGAGTAAAACTGCAACACAACAAGTTGAAGGTACTCGTGGTAAGATCAAGCAATTCATAATGCGTAACACTTCTGCGCTGGCTGGCGAATTTGATCTGCAACTTGGTAAGACTGGATTTACCAATGCCGCCCGATGGTGCATTGATATGCAGGTACGCCATGGTGGTAAGTCGTTTGATGTTATTGTACTTGGGTCACCCTCCAAAGAAGTACGAAACCGGTTAGCAAAGAAGCTGATCCAAAAATATACAAATGGATTCATTGGCATAACAGTAATTGATAAGATCGAGCAAATTGATACCGGCGCAACCTACTAAGTAGCGCATGTCAGTTTATTCCTTTCAATCATATTCGCCAGTCATTGAGCCAACAGCATACATTCAAGATGCCGCAACTGTAATTGGCAACTGCACAATTGGATCAGGTTGCAGTATTTGGCCAAGTGCAGTTCTTCGCGGCGACAATGATAACATTACATTAAAGTCTAATGTAAATGTCCAAGATGGTGCAGTGATCCATGTAGATACCGGCCATCCAGCAGTACTACACGATGGTGTAAGTATTGGTCACTTGGCAATGGTGCATGGTGCCAACATTGGCGAAAACACACTGATTGGAATGCAAGCAATCATATTAAACGATGCAGTCATTGGTAAGAATTGCATCATTGGGGCTAACACAGTAATAGCCGCAGGAAAAGTTATACCTGACAATTCTCTTGTTGTAGGAACACCAGGAAAGATTGTCAGAGAAGTAACCGCAGAAGAAATCGCAGGCAATAAACAAAATGCTCTCAACTATTCTGCAAAAGCAAACATGTATAAAACAGGGTTGGTAAAAATCAAATGAATAAGAAATATCCGTTTTGGGCACGAGCTCGACATCATTTACAACACAGTAACATGGGTTACTGGTATCATTGCGGGCATAGTTTTTACAATGGCACACGATTGTTGTTGTTGGTATTGAGTAGCTTTGTACATGGATTGTTTCCATGGTTGTTTAAGTTTCATGCCGCACATGGTGTTATGAGAATATACGAAGAACTAAAGCGTATGCCTCATTTACGTGAAGCACAGATTCGTATTGCACGAGAAGTTGAAGAAGAATTGTCAAAGAAGGAAAAATAATATGTGGGAAAAAACATCAGACGCTAAGACGGCACATTTTCATATGAACTTGTTTCGTAAGAGAACAAATAGCAATGCATACTATAGTCCGGGCGTTGATAGATTCTTTGCAGTTGATTCCTTGGATCCATATTCCAGTTTAGAAATTGCTCAAATTTTGAGTAGTAAGGTCCCTGGTATTGCAGTATGCTTATTGGCAGTAGATGATCTTTGGTTTGACAATGAAACTGCACATCAACACACACTAAGAGATAAAAATGTTTTTGCTGTTGGTGCAAGTATTTTGTTCAGTCGTCAAATGCCAACAGTTCGTAAATTTCCTCCCAACAGTGTTATCAAAGTTGAACAGCCATCTGAAGATTTTAAAGACGGCAATAATGCAATTGCATTCCAAGAATTGCAAGAGTACGCAAGATTTGTAATACAAGCGTACCATGCATCTAAGATTGCCAACATGTACTTTAACAGCCTTCCAATGGAAGAGTACGCAAGAGAACTATTGGCTGGACAGGTACCAGCAGAATTTGAAACTCCAGTGGATAACATAAATGGAACTCTAAAGACAGGCGTGCATAGAGAGATTACTAAAATTCTATACACAAGCAACAATTCTGCCGAAGCCCTTGAACGTATAAATGTAATGTGGAGAGAAAACAACACTCCGCTGACACTTTATTGGAGAGCACAATTTTACAACTTGCTAGACGTTCCATTGCCTGCAGAATTTGGCAACGGGCAGTTTAATCTAGATCGTTATTCAGGATACATTTTATGAGCATTCAATTAAACGAAACACTATACTTTAGTTCAATCAACTTCAACGGAGTCCATAATGATTTTTGGACTGCATGCTATAACGAAACAGGCGACGGCGGCAAATTTGCAATTGATCTAGCTCGTAGATTAAATCCCAATAGGTACGTGACTCGTGACAGTTCTGAATGGACTAATCCTTGGCCGCAAGAGATTATACCCAAGTATGCAATGGTACCATATGATTCATCTTTCAAACTCAACTTCAGTGAAGTAAGCGATCTAAAAGCATTGGACTTTAAAGCTCGTATCAACACAAAGAACGAACGCTTTGCAATGATGTATTCTGGCGGCATTGATAGTACAACTATGGTGGTTGCATTGTTAAAGAATCTAACAGTAGAAGAATTGAAAAATGTCAGTATCTGTACAAGTATTCCTGCTATCGTTGAGAACCCAGTATTTTGGGAAAAGTTTATCTATGGCAAATTTGAAATCATTGATTCAATGGCCAATAAGTATCACGATCTGATTGTTCGTGGATATACTCCAGTTACAGCAGATGACGGTGACTGTATTTTTGGAACAGTATTTGGAATTGGCTTATACCATAACTGGGAAGTTGTTGCAAACAAGGCTGGCTTCACTGAAGCTCGCAAGGCTGAGATTCGTACTATTATGCCTCGCTTTAGTGACCCGGAAGTACACTATACACAGTTTGCAGATTTACTAACAGCATACTTTGGCATTCCACCTGATCAAAAGTTTCCTATTGTTGGCCAGTCAGCACCTAATCCAAAATTTGGCAAGTTGTTGTATGACAAGTTTGCCCGCAATGCACAAACCGCAACAGTTCCTATTAATAGTTTGCACGACTTCTTTTGGTGGCTAATCTTCAACGTTAAGATGCTTAACTGTGGAGTACGTGGTGCATTGTACTATAATGATCACATTGAACCTGAACGTGCTATTCATACTATTGAAAACTGGTACAACGATCCATTGTATCAAAATTGGTCAATGAACAATAATAACAATGGTACAAAGATAGGTCATACGGCAGCTACATACAAGCAAGCGGCACGAGATTACATTTACGAGTTTGATCGTAATCCATGGTACCGTAGTTTTAAACTAAAACTTGAAAGTATGGCACTAAATGTGGTACGTCAAGATATTCAACTTGATAGTTCAATGGGACGCCCAACAAGTAGATTTGGCATTACCAAGGATTACAAGTTGATAACACTAGAACAGCCAGACGTGCAAGAGTACATCAGGCACCATTTAAATAATTTTCAGATTACCTGGAGCGAATAATGAAATATCTATTAGAAGACACAGTTGACGGCCAAGGTGATGCCGTAAAAGTGTGGCACAGCGATTATGTTGGCCAAAACCTAGCAGTTAGCGCAATGTATCTACGTGCAACTGCTTTCTTGGTTGATCGAGGCTGGGCAATGGCACCATTTAATTTGGTTGCAAATCAGCACAAGGTTATTTGGGTAGAAGACGCCAATGGTACTCCAATGGGCGGTGTGATTTATGAATACCATGCACACAACAAACAAGGTTGGATTGTGTTAATCTTCACCGATGAGCAATTTAGAGGACGCAGAGTGTATTCTATCTTGCAACGTAATTTAGAAAACATAACCATCCAGTCTGGTGGAACATCTATTGCAAGTTTAGCACACAAGGATAATGAGTCAAGATTAAAAGCAGGGACACGAGAAGGAATGAATCCACAGTTTCTTCGCTTGTACAAGGACTTGACTCCGGAGTTGTTGCAACGCAAAACAGAAATGGTAAAAGCCAGTGGTAAGAGCTGGAACGAACTTAACAATGAAAAGTGGTTGACACCAGGCCCACGTTAAAATGGCCAGGGCTGTGTCGATCTAACGCTTAATATAAGTCTTGGATTGGCCCCAGTCCAGTTTAGTGCATGGAGTATATCAGTTCTAACAAAACTGGCATACTCCTGTTTTCTTGACAGCGTAGTAGATCTAACAGTTGGTTCACCTAATGCTTGCCATCGTTCAGTAGGAGTAGAACCATCTACTTGAAGACGCCCAACTATTTGTCCGCTTGGATTGGTAAACTTTTCATTGGTTATACGCGGATCTGTTCGATCAATGTTCCACCAAACCATTTCAGTGTCCTCGTCGCCGTTCATCAAAATGTTAAAGCGAATAGGAATATTGGTTTCAGTGCCGTCACCACCAGTGGTATCAATGTGCGGATTACCAAGTACCGTGCTTCGAGCTTGAGGCAACTGCTTGTAAATGAATAGCTGAGGGTATGGATCAGTTATAGCATAGGTTTGTAAGAATTTAACTATTTCGTCCCATGCCGAGCTTTGTATAAACTGTTCATAGTCCGAGTCTTGGAACTTGACCAATGCACTTGGTGCAGGAGCGTTTAATTGATAATTGGCCACAATTGGTTCAAAGAACTGCTGAAGCCAGGCCCATGACTGATCCGAAAACTTAAAGGGTACCGTATGATAGCAATTCATACGATATTTATAAATAGGTTGACAGTGAAATAAAGTTAGTATATAATTGTAAAACATAAGGAGTGATTATGATCGTACATATCAAGGTTGGAGTAGCAAAAGAAAACGGCAAGTGGGTAGGACGTTGGTCCAATTCTGAAAGCGAAGTATTGCATCCAAATGAAATTCTGGCAAATCGACGAGAAGAACTTGAACGTAAAATGGACAAGGCACTACGTTTGGCGTTTCCCAAAGCCAGTTATATTGTACAGCATCGTGAGGTGCTTGATGCGTAATTTAGAAGCAGAAGCAAAGTCAACCCAGCGGTTATTTGCCTTTAGTGGTTTGATGTTTTTATTTGGGTTGGTTGCACTGGCCATTGGCACTGAAATGATAGTGCTGGACTACTGGTACACAGATCCAACTAGTTTTTGGATCTGGCAAGGCATTTGGTTTATTGTAGTTTCTTTCGTATTAGGTATAATCGTTAATCTTTCTCAAAGGAAGTAATCATGAAAAGAGTTTTGCTAGCAGTGCTCTTAGCAACCTGCTTTGGCACATCACATGCTACCATAGCCGAAGTTGACCCAGTTAGGCACAGTGGCGGTCTTGCTAATGATAAAAACAATCATGTTTTTTCTCCTGCTAGAAAAGTTATCCCACTACCATACAAAGAAAACTTGTCGTGGGCAGAGAAGCGTATTGTCAGCGAAGCAGAACGTTTAATTGACAACAATAAGACAACATCAATTATTCTCATTGAGCGGGGCAAGATTATATTTGAAAAGTATAAAGAGCCAGCAAACCAAAACTCGCCATTGTTTTCGCAATCAATGAGCAAAAGTTTAACAGCCTATACCATTGGCAATATGTTATGCGATGGCAAGATACAATCACTGAACGACTCTGCCAAAAAGTATGTTCCTGAGTTAGCAGGCACAGCACCAGGTGACGCACCACTAAAGCATGTACTTTCAATGAGCAGTGGGGGAACAGACGGACAGTATTCTGGAGGCCACGAAGATCGAGAGTGGGGTAAGATACGCACTGGAGAACTGTCAATCAAGCAGGCTATTGCAAAACACGGCGCAAAGGATATTCGTTCAGGACAAGAAGTAAGATACAGTGCATTGGATACATTTACACTATCTCTTGTTGCTGATCAAACAGGCGGCTTCTTTGAAAGTTTTGAAAAATATATTTGGCAAGCGGCTGGAACAGAAGCACCAGGATATTGGTTGGTTGACAAGAATGGTGATGCAATGTCGGCTTCTGGTTTTAGCGCCACAGCACGAGATTGGGCACGTCTAGCAATGTTCTCTATTAAGCAACGAAAATTGAATGGGTGTATCGGAGACTTTATGTATGACGCAACTCGAGCACAAGTACCAAATATTAATCAACGAGTAGGACAAGCCTTTCCTAGTTACGGTTATCAAACTTGGATTGGCAACTTTCGAGGCAAAGCAAGCTACTGGTGGGTTGGTTATGGCGGACAACGTGTAGGCATTGACCCCGAATCAGAACGTATTATTGTGTTAACCAGCTATCGCGAAGATTACATGGCTGATGTGTATAAACTATGGGGTAGTTGGAACTAATGGCAATTACAACACACAAAGGTATGCCAATTGGACCCTGGCGTACTGATATTAAAACCAATCATTGGTTAGTCTATAAAACATTTGTCACTTATGACGATGATGGGGCAAACGGTTATATCCAACTGCAACAACACATGCGCCTTACATTACAACAAGCAATCGCTGAACTTGAAGAGCATAAAATTAGTGTAGTCAATGC